ATTGGCATAAGCCTTAAACTCATAGGTATCAGACACAAGGATAATACTAGCAAAGTTACCACTAGAGTTAGCCGGAACACCATAGGAGAATCTTGGGTTGAATCCTAAAGAATCCTTAATCTTTCTAAAGACAGGAGATCTACCTACTTTACCCTCATCAAACCTTACGTTCTTAGCTTTGGTAAACGCATTGATCGGGAGAGACGCAGGGCGTATGTCTGTGACTACACCAATGTCACCTACATCTCTTACTGGCAATAGCTGTCCCATTTATTGAGTCCTCTTAAGCTGTACGTTTCCACATATAGACCACTACGTATGGCTGTAAAGTGGACACTGCTGAAGTTGCTGAAGTAAATGTCCTATCACCAGAAGCGTGAGCTAATGATTCCATAGTCTCTCCAGACTCAGTGCTACCATCACCAGTTATTAATCTTCCTGCTGTGTTAGGTTCAGCCATAGCATTCCCTGATTGCTCATTACCCCAACCATCTCTGGGTACTGTAGTTGATACAGCCACATCAGTAGTCTTAGCACCACCTGTCTTCTCTGAAGAACCATCAGTAGAGGAAGCCACAAAGTCAGCATCAGCAGGATCATTGTAGTCATGCCCTGCTAGCACTTTGCCTGCACCATAGGGAGCCCAAGTACCACCAAAGGCTGAAGCTGGACTTGTGTTAGCCACAGACGCATAGATGGAACCTATAGGATAAGTAGAGTTAAGAGCTTCAGCTTTAATTAAGTTCCAAACTTCAGCCGCAGTAATACCTGTAGCCAACGCAGGGGTTACTTCACCACCGCTATCTGTAGATGTAGTTATGGCTCCTTCAGTAACACCCAATAGTGTTCTTAGGTTAGCCGCAGTGACTCCTGCTGAAGTGTTAATACTTGGGCTAGAACCATCTGATGTTATAGCCGACACTGGTTCAGCTACCTTAGTATTAATAGCTGTATGGGTAGCCGTAACTGCTCCAGCAACACTAGGGAATGTACTTTTAAGGGTAGACTTTATAAGTCTTAGGTGTTCATCAGCTTGGGATAAAGCATCAGTTGCGGCAGGGTTAGATGCATTTAGGCTATCTATGTAAGTACCAGTTTCTAGTCCCATAAGTTATTACTCTTTATTAATAGTGATCCAAAGTTCGTGGGTGAGAAAAGCTATACGTATATGCTTGGCTCTACCATCAGGAGTAACTCCTAGTTCAAACTCTGGTAGTAAATGAAAGTGTCCGTATGACTTAAAGTCATTCTTTAAGGTGTATCTCAAGGTGGCTCTCCTCTTCAAAAGGTCTGACAACAACAACAACAACAAGGGTTTAACGGTTTTTTGAAATCATTAGAAACATTTGACCCAGCCCCATTGAGAAAATGGCTTGGAGTCCCTGAGTTTTTCTCTTTGTCTGTTGTAAGCTATTGATTTATCTAGGTTTATACTGCAAGGGATAATCTATCCCTAGACAATCCTGAGAAACCATTGGTTAGAACTCAGGACATTTGGAAATTTTATTGTGATGAGGCTATAAGTCTTCTTTACAAATGGGGTCTTCAGTCCTCCCAAAGCTCACCCAAGCTCACCCAAGCCAAAGCCCAAGCTCACCCAAGCCAAAGCCCAAGCCAAATACCAAAGGAAGGCACAGGAGCTTCTAGGGTGCTTCTTTGGCTTCTTTGGGTAACGGATACTCCCACGCTATCCAATGAGGGGAGCATTGGACAACGTGAGGGCATACGTTCGAGAGGGGGAGACATATTGACGGCGGCATAACCCAGCGTATATATCATATAGGTAGACACAAAGATTTTGAGTGTCACTACTGTATCTATATACAGCTTTTTTACCTCTCGCTTTGATTCGCCGATCTTTTGATATGTTATCAAGGGTCTCGCTAAAGTCTCCCAAATCGCCTAAAAAGTGGCTTAAATTAGATTTGGCTATTTTTAGCTTATTTTTAGTTATTTGCTTGATTTACTAAAAATGCTTGAGTTATACTCCAGTTTACATTCACTGTCTTATCGAGGAGACGAATATGATGGAATTATCAATAGCATTATTAGCAGGGATCATCGGGGCGGCTTTGCTTTGTCCTATCTTAGATTTTATTACTAATAGTTACAGGGATAAATAATCACACTAGAGCCACTCTGCTTGGGGTGGCTTTGGCGTGGCAATTTGGCCGCGAATTAACTACGTCTTATCGAGGAGACATAACAATGACTTTATTATTCAAAAGAGAAGAGATTAAAAGCCACGCGATCGACTGGCTAAAGGAAACCAAAGCGCAGGCTGATGACGGTCACACCTACGATTTTTCAGAAGTTGGCGATGTGCATCACGACATTTTTAATACTGAGTATTACATTATCGGAAATTATCAGGCTCGCCAATGGCTTGGGACTTCGGCTTTTGATGTGATCAACATTATCAAAGAATACGAACAGGACCAGTTCGGTGAGGTGTACACAGACTTTGCTAGTCCTGAGCGCGTGGTCAATATGTATGTCTATATAGTCGGCGAAGAGATCATGCGAGAAGCTATGGAAGAGGCAGGCGTGGAAGTTGAGGAACAACCAGAAGCACAGCTAGAAGCACAACCAGAAGCACCGCAGAAGTTTACCGAAATTTTGTTGGAAGGTGCGGAGCGTGACGCTTACATCGCCAAGAGATTTGGGGGGGTGGCCTCATGAGTAACTTACAGACAACCTACACGGCCGCCAAAGAAACCAAGCGCGGCACTCGTATCTGGATAGAGGGGCAGAAATTGAGCCTCTCAGGGTTCGCACCAGATGCCCTCTACGCTGTCTTATATGACGGCATAGCCAAGCGTATCAGCTTACACCTTGACCCAGTGAATGGGGCAAAGCGAGTCACCAAGTCAACGCGCAACGGCAAAGACCGCCCAATCATAGACTTGCAGTCTAAAATGGTGGACAGCGTGTTCTCTGCTGGTGATCGCTTGCGCGTTACCTTTACTCAAGGCCAGATCAGCATTCAGCAACACCATGAGACAACCAGCCAAGAGACTAGGGAAGAACGCTTTCAAGAGCGAGCAGACAGCGGAACACTGCTCAAGGCTTCAATGTTTACTGGTGGCGGTATATCAACGGATGCAATCGCTCAGGCTATCGCCCAGAGTGGACTCGATAGCCGCATGGCTTGGGTCTGTGAGTGTGAGCAAAAGTATATCGAGAGTGCAGGCGAAAACTGCCTAGCGATTGATGATGATACAGCGTTCTTAGTTGGGATGGCTGAAGAGATCGAACCTAGCCTTTACAGTGAAGTAGACGTTCTGTCCTTCTCTATGCCTTGTGCTGGCTTTTCTAAAGCTGGCAAGTCCAAGCATAAGCAATCAAGCGAGAATCACTCAGGGACGGCCCTGTTTGGCGTTATCAATGCCATCAAAGCAAGTAACCCTAGTGTCATCATTAGCGAGAATGTGACGGAGGCGATGGACAGCCCTATCTACCAGCTTTTGACTAGCGAGTTAAGGCGTACAGGTTACAAGGTATTCGAGCAAATCTTGGACCAGCGACATACAGCCTCCATTGAGAATCGAGCGCGTTACTGGATGGTGGCTGTCTCTGAGGGTATCGCCCCAGAGTCGCTAGAGTTGCCTCAAGTTATCCAAGACCAACCAACGATAGCCTCAATCTTAGAGTCTGAGCCCAATGAGCAGTGGTCAGCCAATGCCTACCTACATGAGAAGGCCGAGCGTGATCTAGCCGCTGGTAAGGGCTTCAAGCGGCAGTTGATTACAGGCTCAGAGACTACCTGTGGAACTATCGGTAGATACTACGCCAAGAAGCGATCGACTGAGCCGTTTGTAGTGAATTCTGAGGGCTTAGAGAGGCTATTCACGCCCATAGAACACGCTAGGGTCAAGTCAGTGCCAGAACACCTGATAGAGGGCATTAGCAAGACTACAGCGCATGAGATCTTGGGTCAGTCAGTGGACTACAGACAGCCTCTCAAATTAGCACTACAACTATTTAGCAACCTGAAGGAGGTGGCGTAAAATGGAAAATGTAAAAACAAACAAAGAAACTTGGTTAGTAATCTACACAACACTCAAGTTGCTAACAGACGACCCTGAAGGGCCATGTAAAGCATATAACAATGTCAAAGTATGCCACTCATTGGCCTTTGCAAAGAAGGTGTATAAAGCCCTAGAAAATGCCCCTACAACACAAGAGGGCGTGGTGGTGACTGCTTCTATTTGTGCCGTGGCCGACTCTTGGGATTATGACACTCACCCTCTACTCAAGGGGGTCGCGTAATGATAAAAATAGACCAGAGATCAAACCAAAGCGCATACATAGAGGTCGGAGGTATCACTTTGTATGTTGAACATTCGCGGAGTTGTGCAGAAGAGTACGTGAGTATCTGGGACTCATGCACCGGCGAGTCAATATTCGAGTCCTCATGGGACTTTGAGAAAAGTAATAGACACTGTGAAATTCACCAAGAACAGGAGACAGCGTAATGGATACTGCAATGACTGTTGTATTTGGTATTTTATTAATAGGTTCAATGGTGTGGGTTGTCTGGGAATCAGAACAGATTATCCAGGATAGAAGAGATAGGAGGAATCGTAAATGAACATGGGAGACATACTGATACTAGCTGTCCTAATTGGAGCCACAGTTCTCGCTGTGGCTATCTGTGAGATGATTGTTAGAAGATTTGAGGAAGATTAATGGAGAAGCTTATAGCAATACTGGTGGGGGCATTGTGGGTAACCGCACTGCTCCTTATAATCTACTGTGAACATAGAGAAAGCAAAAAGGATTACTGAGATATGAAACCAAGTGAGAAAGTGAAAGCTGTGGGTTTAAATAGTTTGACAGAAGTTGCTGTTGATACTGATGAATCAATACAAAACCTAATTAACTGGAGTGAAAACTACCCTAGACGCTTTGAGTTGATACTTAAGGGTTTAGCTTTTGAAAAGCTATCAGCCAACTTAGAAAAGGCTTTTAAATCGATTACCAAGGGAGGTGAATGAATGATTATTCATATTGATATCCTTAAGGATAAAGAGTAATGTTTGTTTTGTCGGTGGGGGGTTGGGCTATGCTGTCCTTGGGCAGTAACTCGATTTGCTGTCCAACTTTGGATTCTAGCCTTCCCCCATCGGCTCCATTTGCTTAGGCTGTAACCTCCCCTATCAACCTCTCTAAATACCAATTCGCTTTCTTTAAGTCTTCTTTGGCTTTACCTTTGTAATCATATCTCCACAGATACTTCATTACGTTGCCCTTCAGATAGCCTAAATACTCACGGTGGCTCATAGAAGCTTTAATAGCCTCAATGCACTCAATTGATCCTGCATTATAGTGCGTAGGAGATTCCACTGGATCAGATGGTGTATTCTCCAATACTGTCGATTTTAATTCACTCGCATCCAGTGCAGGATAGTTTTTTCTTAACCTATCCCATTCGGATGGAGTCACAGAGTTGATACCATACTTGTGCATCATAGAACTCCTTCTCGTAGTAACTCAATGTGGTAAGCAGACATAGCTCGATCTAAAGCACCATCAGCGTCTTTCAAATCTTCTTTACACTGCTTCCGATAGTACCTTGCTCTAGTCACTTCTTGAGCGCGTTGGGCAAGCGTAGGTCGGTATTCTTTACCTTCAATTAGCTTAGAGTTCGATAATTGTACAGCCATGATGCAACCCTCTCTTTTCGTTCAATCCTAGTTTCAACAAGCAATTCTTTAGATCTTTTAGCTTGTTGTTGTTTGTGTAGCTTGACGTTGTAAATGTCACCGTCTTCAAGATTCACGTAATAATTAGTACAAGTCTTTGTCCCAAACTCTTGATCAAGTTTGCGCGGCTTTTTAAGTTGTAACTTTTCTCTATCTGTTAGAAACACCACAGCCTCCTTTTATAAACGTCATCCATTCGCCAGGGAATATTCCGGTCATAAGCCACTCGCGTTCATCATAAGAAACGTAAGGCATAGCTTTTTGAATCGTCATACCGTTTTGCCATAGGTAGTAATCTTTAATTTCACAATCAATTGTCATGGTGTTTTCTTTGCCTGTAAGAGGCGATCTTTTAGTTAATCTAATCATTAGCTTGGACTCCAAAGTTTTACTTCTTCTTTACCAGCATCCCAATCGGTAACTCGCAGAATTCTAGCCAGACGAGCCTGCGTGATAGCCTCATCTCGATTGAGTCCAGATTTTATGAATTGGTTTTCAACTAAAGACCAATCAGGGCGATTGCCTAAGATCTTTGCGGCAGTCACAGCACCGATCTTGGGACAGCCTGAGTAGCCATCAGTTGGGTCACCTTGAAGTGTCTGAGTAAAAAAGTTGAGGTCAGCCGCTTGCTGGTTTACATCTATGAGATCATCATCATTTGGTCTGTAGAGCCTACAAGGAACAGTCTTAAGATCTTTGTCATCAGAGACAACAACCGTCTTTAAATCAGTACATGAACCAAGGATGCCCAAGACATCATCAGCTTCTAAACCCTGCTGAGTGTGGCTAGGCCAGTTGTCTCTTACCCAAGAAACCATTGCTTTGTAACCCACAGGCTTACGAGACTTCTTTCTATTGGACTTGTACGTGTATGAAACCTCTCTTCTAAAGTTCTCAGTACTACTTATGCACATAAGAGTCTCTGTAGTACCTAATCTTTTGTGAAAACCGTTGATTTGGTCAGTAAATAGTTGTTTGGCTACTTTGAGATCAGTGGATAAAGACCAGATGTCATCTCCCCAATCTTGTTCATCTTCTGCAATTACACTTGCCCTGTACAAAAACAAGTCTGCATCAATGAGTAAAGTCGGGGTCGATGCCCCCTGCAATTCCGTCAAGTATTTCATCTAGCTCTCCTTTAAAATCTATGCCCATAGGGGTAATCGCCCACTTGTTACAAAATGTGTCGATTTCTATTTGATTGGATATGAATCCAAGAGATGCGCTAGTAGCCACATACAAAGCGGCCTCTCTAGCAAAGTTTGATTTGAGTTTGAATGGGTTACGCCAAGCCTTATCAAGCACAATGTAGAAAGCTACAAGGTGTTCAATTTCATTTGAACCCAGATCCTTAGAATCAGTGGGTGTCACTCCAAGTAGTTCCCAAGTTAAACTCTGACTCGATTGGGATTCTGAAGTTGAAGTCTTCGCCTGCTTTTTGCGCCATTCTTCCAGTGATATGATGTCCGACATACTCTGCTACCTTTTTAGATTTACAGGCGATTTGAACCTCATCGTGAATAAAGCCAACGATGTAAGCGTCAATACCTTGATTAGTTATTTCTTTGTCTATGAGCTTTACCCATTGCTTTGCAATCACTGCCCCAGCGTTTTGTAGGATCTGAGATAAACATCGGTGATCTGAGCGTATAAAAAGCTTTCGTCCATCAATGCCTTTGATAAAACCTTTTCTTTTGTAGGCACTAGCTAACTCTTGCTTAAGGCTTTTAAATGCAGGCACATTCTTCTCAAAGTCAGCTTTTAAACGCTTACCATCTTTTGCAGTGCCTCCAACGATCTTTCCTATTAGGGAGTCACCCCCACCAAAAATCGTAGAGTAGATAAATGTTTTACTGGCATCCCTTGTGGGCAACCCTGCCGCCTTCTGATTGAACGTATGAATATCAGACTCCATGATCTGCTTGGCATACTCACCACCGTCATCCAGGAGATGGGCTAAACAACGCAGTTCAATACCTGATAAATCACTACCAAGCAAAGACCAACCTTTAGGCACAGTAAATAGATCACGGCACTCTTTGCCATAGACAGCGCGAGTGCTAGGGACTTGCTGAAGGTTTGGGGTTCTACACGCACACCTACCGCTGATTGTGCCCAGAGACACCAAGTTGTGTCTTATCTTTCCATCAGCATCAGCCAACTTCATCCAAGCGGCATTGCCTTCAGCTAACATAGCGATACGCTTTTGTACTAAGAAAAACTCAGCAAGAGATTTAGCTTCTGGGTAAGGTAAATCAATAAGAACATTCTCATCAATCTTAGGATCACCGCTTGGAGTGTAAGACTGAGGTTTCCAATTGTATTTAGCAGTAAGACATCGTGCTATATGCTTGCGAGAGTTTGGGTTGAAGTAGACTACTTTTACTTTGTCTACAGTCTCACCTTTGACATAACCTCTTGCTTTGTTGTTTACCTTGGGGGTGAACGGTGTTCGTATTTCCCAAGGCTCAAAGAGAGTGTCTAGTTGATCTTGTAGCTCAAGTCTTCTACCACACAATTTGGCGTACAACTCGCCTGCTTTATGCTCATCAAAAGTCCAGCCGTTGTTACCAATGCGAAAACATATTTCAGCTAAATCATGCTCAAGATCAATACTACGCTGTGAGAAGTCTTTGTCTTGGCTAAGTAGTCTGTACAGATCAAAAGTAACATTAACGTCTTGCTCCATGTAAAGAAGCATATCTTCGTTAAAGGTAGTCCAACCGCCATCATAGTCACCTTTGAGATTACCCATGCGTAATCCCCAAGCCTTAAGAGAATGAGATCCCCAAAGACTGCGAGTGAAGCCGTCGGGGTGTACGGCGCAAGTAGCGTCATCACTCATCAAGTCAGCTTTAATTAGCCGTGATAAGACTAGAGTGTCTATCACTTTGCCTTTTGGCTTCCACTCTGGGTAAAGCTTTTGTATCGCAGGGATGTCAAAGCCAATGATGTTATGGCCTATGATTTCATCGGCATTCTCTAAGACTTCTAGAGCTTCTTCTATTTGATGTGGACGATAGCTTTTAAGGGATTTAACTCTTCTGTCACTTTGCTTACCGTCCTGTATTGCAATGCAATGGATAGTTGTCAGATCTTTGAGTAGCCCATTGGTTTCAATATCAAAGATAGCCTGCTTCATACTGCCATCTCAGCTTGTCCAACCTTTTCAGGAGCAGTCACAGGCATTGTTCTGAAGAAGCCTTTGTGCTTTGGATAAGCTGAATGGAACAGACGAGCGTAATAAGCAATAGTGTTGTTAGGAATCTTAAAGATAGTTGGTGAGTCGGTACTCATGTCAGAGAACCAACGAATCTGCTCAACAATGGCTCTTGCTGAGTAGTTACTTCTACCTGATTTGACTGCGATAAAAGCAAAGTGTTTAAACATTTCCCAAACGTGTGGGTTAGCTTTGTGAAACTTAAGAA